CTTCTATGGTGCGTGAAATTTTCTGATGTTTTTGCTATAGTGCTGACGTATGGCGAACAAGAAGAAATACGATTGGAACAAACTGCGTGACGAATTCGTTCGCAGCAACATCAGCCTGCGCGATTTATCTCGGCGCTACAGCGTGAGTTATTCGTACCTCGGCCAAGTCTCCTCCAAGGAGAAATGGTTTGAGCAGCGCGATACGATTCAGGTACAGGCCCGTGAGGCGGTGGCGACTGAGTTGATTCGGCAGACTGACGAGCAGAACGAGAAGCTGTCTAAGCTGGTGTGTAAGGATGGTGAGGCGCACATGAGGCGTTCGATGCAAACGGGTGACAAGCTCTACACGTTGTTTCAGGCGGCGGTGACGGCTATGACGCAGGGCAACGTGCGGGAGATGAGGCAGGCCATTGATGCGTGGGTGACGCTGGACAACCAGATGCGCAAGATACACAACATCGAGGATAACACTGACAAGCCGTTGGTGAACATCAATGTGTTGGCGGCGCTGCCTCCGCGAGAGGAGCGGGAGCCGGCAGTGGGTGCGGCCTGAGCCAAGGTGCCTCACTTTTCAATCACCCTCGCCTTGGTGATGACTCCTCTTGGAATCACGGTGAAGTCTCCGTAGGTATCGGTGTACTGGGAGGTCGCGATAATGATGTGGTCGCCTTGAACAGCCTTGAGCCAGCCCACGGTAGAGCAAGACATCGGCTTGGCCTCAGTCAGGTCTGCGCCGATATGGCCAGCGGCGTCCAGCCATTCCACCTCGCATAATGCGCCCAGACCCGGTAGTTTGACCCTCGCCCCCATGCGGACACTTTAAGCCGAAATGACGTGGAAGGGAAGCGGGTCGTTGGAGCGTATATCAGATGTGTCTCTACGTATGCCTTTTCCTGCGCCTAGCTGCCTCTGTGAGGCATTTTTCTGCTAGGGTAGGGTCATCACGCCTCAAGGCGATGTGAGCGGCTTGTAGGGCCGATGCGGGCATGTTGTAGTCGGCCAAGAATTCTTGGGCTATTCTTTGCCACTCGGCTTTGTTGTACGGCTTTAGTGGCGGTTTCTCCATCGCCTAAGCCTCTCTCCTAGACTCATATTGAAATAGTCAACGAGGTCGGATGTCTCTGCCTCCTCGTTGCGCTTGCTTGCTGGCCGCGCCGTCCCGCACTTGGAGCAGTGTCCGCCCGTGTAGCTTGGGTAGTGCCCACAGACCGGGCAATCGTCGGCTATGTTTCCCTTCTTTTCCATCTTTTATGCGCTAAACAGCCAGTAAAGGATTATGCACATTAGCAGGACGGCTAGTATGTCGATGGCTAGGGCGATGTCTTTTGGGTTCATGCCAGTCTCGCGTCCTTCAACTGATTTTCCAGCTTCTTGATGCGCTTGTCCTGCGCGGCCAATAACCACTGCTGAGACTTCACCTTTTCCTCAAGTTCAGCTACTTGTCTGTCCCTCCGATTCCACGCGTCCTCGACTGTCTCGATATGCAGCTTCGAGGCGGGAGGCTCCATTATTTCGTAAGAACCAGACGAGGGCATTACCAGTTTCTTTTCGTAGCCCTTTTTCCCGATAATGTAGCTGCTAATAGTCAAGCCGGTTTCGAGTTCTTCGTCAGTGGCCATTTTCTTTCCTCTCTATTTTGTGCTTGAGGCTCATCATGTAGAACCACAAGTCGATTATCTCATTCTCCAGCTCCTCGAAATTAGCACGCTGGTCGCAGCTTCCACCGTGTTCGGCTTGGCCTTTATTGAATTTAGGCACAGCTCGCTCAATGAAGTGGGCGATGGCGGCGTCTCGGATTTGGTCGGGAGTGCGGGGTGGGTTCATATAGCGTACCCCCGGTGACGCATTTCATCGACGCGCATGGCTGTCTTCTTCTCAATCTTTGCCAAGTCTGAGATACGTCTGCATCCGTGACTTACGGTGCCGTGGTCCAGCTTGTTCATGGCCTTGGCTACGCTGGCGCAGGCATGACGCCGTGAACGCAGGCATAGGTAGGCTAATTGCCTAGCGTCGGACATCGCAGTAACCCGCGACCTGCCCATCAGGTCTCTGGCGCTTACACCGGTTACTTCCTCCACGTCCCGCAGCACCATCTTCAGGTCGTCGCGGATGCTTGTTGCCCTGCTTCTTGCGGCGGGCTTAATGGCTAAGTTCATCATACTCATGTAGTTTCTCCTGTGGCAGAGCGTGGGACACGCCGTGGCCTGTCTCTGCCAGATTGTCGTCGTTGAATATCTCGTCGCTGGTGGCGTAGCCAACGATGGTGTAGTTCGGCATCGAGCCTGTAACTAGCGCGTACAGGTCGGTGCCTTTGCCCTTCTTGTCTGGAGTCACGAGCAGCTTGCCCTTGACGTAGCCGGTGGCCTTGACATCCACGGTCAGGCCATCGCGGGATACGCAGTCCGCACCGCCTGACCTGAGCTTCACTGTCAGGTCTGGGTACAGGTTGAGCGCCTTGCAGAAAGCCAGCTCGGCTCCCATGCCATTCAGCTCGACCTCCTCTGGAGGCTCCGGTGAGCGCTGGCGGTTGAAGATGCCGTGCTTCTCGTTCGCGCGTCTGCGCCCAATGGCTATCATTTTGGCTGTCTCTATCTCGCCGGTTATCAGTGATATGTTTATGCTCATAGCGAAGTGGGCACCCCGCCTACCGCAGAAGACTTGACGAGGGAATCGTCAAGTAAGGAGGTCGCGGCTTTGTCGGCAGGGTGCCCAGTAAGGTTTATTTCCATTTTTTTAGTTTCTCTCCGGTGGCGTCCACGGCGGCAACCTTTTTGCTTGGGCACCGCTCCTTCAGCCACCCCCTGACGGCGTTGGAGAATGTCCTGTCCCAATCCACATACTTGTGGCCGTTAGCTCGCGCCCAGTCCTCAAACACGGTTGCGCCTTCATCAAGGCTGACCTCATGCTTCACCGCCAGCTCAACGTGGTACGCATTCGGTTTCCACCCCTTCGGGAAGCCTTTCTTTCTTTTGGGCGTAACGACTTCGTCTTCGTCTTCGCCTTCGTCTTCGTGCGCACACGGCAGCAACCCGCCGGCATCCGCTGTCATACGACCGCGCTTTGTATTACAAGTACCGGGCGCGGGGAATTTGCTGGTGGCCTGACGGGTGCGTTGGTTAAAGCGTGAAAGCTCTAAAAACGGCTTGTTTTCAACCCTATACAGCCTTACCAGATCGACCTTGACACACTCGTTAAGCCAGCCCGTCACGTCCTTATCGGCCACTATATCGAACTGAAGCGGGTAGCATCGGCTCCGCAGGAGCTTGGAGTGGGCATTGTACCGTCCGAAGTCGTCCACAACGCTCATCAGGCGTCGATAGAATAGCTCGGCGGGCCAACTCAAGGAGTTGATGGCTTCGCTTTCGAGTATGCCGTCGCGTATCACTCTACTCGGCATGGCTTAGGTTCTCCCTCCTTGCGGGTGATAATGTCTTCCAGAGCAATGGCCACAGACTCCGCCGCCTCTGCACGCGAAATCTCGCCGTCGTTCTCCACGAGCTTCTGTAATTTGGTGATGCCAATGGTGCTGTACGAGATGAACCGTTCCGCCTCGTCCGCGCCCACCAGACCGGCTCGGCGAAGGGCCATGAACGCCGACAGTGCATCCTTCACGCTTCGCCGAGTGATTCCCTTCACCAACTCATATCCCGGCAGGGAGTCAGGGTCGGCCTTGAGCGCCTCGGACGCGCGACTGCGGATGGCCTTGCAGGAAGACTCCACGGCATCGACCATGTTCATGGCGGTCGCCAACTGGCTGGGCGTCAGCATCTCAACCTTGTCGATGGCGGCTATGCCCTCAGCCTTTCCACGCAGGGCGGGACAGGCTTCACGCGCGGCGCAGTAGCGGCATTGGCTTGCGCCGGGGCGAAGTATCAGGGGTCGCGACTCGACGCGGCGCAAGTGGCGCGTCACCGCCAGCCTAGCCTTCCTCAATGCTTCCCGGTCATAGGTGTGGGTGGTGAACGCGCCGCAGCGTGGCTGGATGATGCAGACTGTGATTTCGTCCACCAGCTTGAGCTTGCAGTCCACTAGCACCGCCAGCCACTTGAGCTGGGCGTTACGCTTGGCTTCGGGCACCTTTATCCTGCCAAACTTGTAATCAACGATTAGGCCGCGACCGTCGCGCATGGCGAGCAGGTCAGGCACTCCTGAGTAGCGGTCACGGCGATACCAAATCCGCTCCTCCAGAACAATGCTGGGGGGGCAGTTCCTCCAGTTGGGGTATACGAAGTCCAGCACCGTGTCGCGCTGCCGCTCTGCCTCTCGACAGTCCTCCATGTTTACGTCCTGCAAGTCCAACTCAATGCCCGCCATCACCTCATGCTGCTGGCTGCCCAGCTCTGCCGCCGCAGAGGACTTGCTCTTGAATAGGCTTGATGCGCCGTGGCTGCCGGGGCATTTCTCCAGAGAATCACCGCGTGATGCGCTGGGTCTCCCTTTTCGTTCGTCAAATGTTTCGTTCAATTATTTTCCTCCTAATTTTTTCAGCCGGAATCTTAAACTCAGCGAAGTCCAGCATCAATTCGATGCCGCCGCCAAAGAAGAACCAGCCCAGTGATTCACACATTTCTCCCTGCCGAGCCGTCAGC